GATTAGGTTTTCAATTACTGAGTCAGCCATTTATCTCCTTGTGTTGTAGATATACTTGCTCTTCTTTTATATCGAGAACTTCACTCAAATAGTAAGCATCAGCCAAGCTGTATATATTTTGTAGTTCCCATAGTGTCGCCATTTTACCGTTAATTAACCTTGCAATAAACGGGTCAACATTCAGCTTCCTACTCTCTAAACTCCCGGGGGAGTAGTGGGCGAACCTGACCCGAGTAACTCCCCCAGGGAAAAGTTAGCCTCTAAGATAAATCCGGCAACTTTCCACATTTCCACAGCTTTACCCGCGAAGTGGGTAGCGAAATCAACAACCTGTGGGATACCTTTAATTTCTGTAAAAACATTTTTTGCAAACAAAGACAAAACGAGATCATTAACAACTTCATCGTCAAAATTTTCCCCCATAAGTGGGAGCACACGCCCTATTTTTTCTTTTATATTACCCTCCTCGCCGGCCAAAGTGAGAACACGTGCCCCAAGAATCTTTATTAATTTGGTCTGTATTTTTAGAGAACTAACCGCATCTAGTTGAGTTACGAGGTAGGTAGTTGTACCTATAATTTTCTTTTTTTGTTCCACTTTTTATCTCCTAAAGTATTACCGGTGTAAAAGAGTCTGTTCTGAAAGTCCACTCCATAACATTCGGGGCTTGACCTCTTTTAACATCAGGGTATTTCTGCACCCAAGCATTTTTGCAGATGAAAGTTTCTCCGGCTTCCTTGTCTTGGATAACTAAAGGAAAAACTCCGGCTCCTGTAGCCTTATCGGCTGTATACAATAGAGTTAGATCTTTGTTACTGGAGGAAGTTTGAAGAAGTTTTATAACAATTGTAGCCCTGTTGTCATTTGTTTGAGATCGTGTCACATCGCCTTTAGCTCCAGCCATATCAGAGAACTGCTCTTTGTCCGGAGTGACTGTTACTACATCATCACCCTCCGCAAATTCTTGTAATTCTAATACCCCAAAAATAACATTTACATTTGAAAAAGAATAACTTTTAAATTCGCCCATAGTTTATCCCCCCTATATAAAAACTGTCCCGCGAACGATTACAGTATTAACTGCACCTTGTAGCTCTGCTGTAAACGTGCCATCAGGTAGCAGTCTGTCGTCTCTATCCTCTTGTGAAACCTCGGATCTTTTTGGAAAAGATGTCTCTACAGATTCCGGAACAAGGATTCCTTGTTCCACTCCGTATTTCTCTAACATGCTTATAAGCCTTGTATCTACCATAGTTATTCCTGCGTTAGTATAGGGAACTATATCTTTTTCTAGAGACAGCCCCAACATACCCTCCTCCACTCTTGCTTGCAAAAAATCTATGTTGCGAATCATATCTATATACTCGCCCTCTTTATCAATATTTTTCCCTCCACCCATTGTCCCGAAATATACAAAAGATGCTGCGAGTGTGCTTGTGTAGACATTCGCATTAACATCCAGAGCAGCATCAATTTGGCTTTGGGTAAGAACAGAGGGAGAAATGGCTACTTTTGCACCTTCTGCGATTCCGGAGAGAGTCTTGTAAGCCCAGTTTGTAGACCCTATATCTTTTGGGAGCTGTTGCCCCAGCCAAGAGCAACATGGGTATAAGGTAGCATTCTCATGGAAAATTACAGCGGATCTTTTATAGTTTGCATTTTTGATGTGATAAGCCAGAGTTGCTGTACTGCCGAGAACTATCGTATTAGAATCATTAGTGGTTATTAAAAACATTTTTCTTCTTGATTCAATCTCGTCTGCCATCTCTGTTGCCACAACTTCATCACGAAATTTTTTTAACGCCCCCATTGCGTACCAGTCGTTGTTAACAGCTTCGATTGCTGTTATCGCAGTACTGAAAGTTTCTAAGACCTGGCCTTGGGACAATACCGAACCGCCAAGATTTGTTGGTGAAACTACTACATCCCCATCCAAGAAAGATTCACCACTTATATCGGTTCCTGCGGGAGTCCCAACTGTGTCTAATAATGTTATAAGAGAAGATGCTCCGGTGGTCGCACTATTAATATTAAATCTATTAATTAAAAAATAACAACTTCCATTAGCCCCCAATCCTGTATCTATTACAGAAGCAACATCGTCTAAGCTGGTAACGGAGGAAAAATCAAGACTTGCGACCTCAACCGAACCTCCATCAATAGTAACTGCGAACTCCCCATCGCTTACCGCTTTCCATGTATCGACATCTAATTCAGGGGAACTTCCACACTCAATTAACGCCGCGGAATCGGCATCCACAAACCTGCCAAAGTGGAGTTCGTCCGGCTGTTTCTCCAAGAAAGGATCTTGATAGAAAAATGCATCTGCTGCGAGGTACTCTTCAGAAGTTGACCCGAAAAAATCCGAGACTGATTCCGCTGTTGTGAATCTCTTGTGTCTTCTTGTTAGAGAAAGTAAAGCTGAATCCGTGATTATCGCCAGGATACCAAAACCAGCCGCGGAAACTCTTGGCGTGTCCTTTCGTATCTCCACATCGATAAATCTTTTAATAGCTCTTTGTGCCATGTAGTATCTCCTTATATTAAGGTTTTTCTATTACTGTAGTCGTACCGTCTATTTCATTTGTTATTTCAATTTTTTGAATCGTCTCTATATTTTCAGTGTCCAGAGATCTTGTGAGAAAGGAGCAATCAAACTGCCCCCTCTCTTCAAATTTTTTATTTATCTCTTCTGGGATATCTTGGACACTCCCTGCACTCATGTAACCCAAACCCCCGGCCAAGAGTTGCTCCTGGATAGTGATTCTCCCAAGGCTATCTTTTATTTTTGTCGCGAGTTGATAAGCTCCAGAATAGTAAGTGTTAATACTTACAAAGATCTCCTCAAGGTTAGAGTATTCAACATCAATCGAATCGTCAAGGAGTAATGTTTCCTTGTGTCCAGCAATGCCTTTAGGTTCAGACTGGATAATATTAATTAACGTATATGGTGTTGTGGGTCTTGGAGCATTAGGGTGTGCGAATATCGTAACAAGTTCTGTTACCTCTGAAACCCATGCATATAATGTATTCTCTATGTTTGTAATATTTAACATTTAATCCATTCTCGTGCAAATCGCTTTAAAATATCCACCTACTGCGTTATTTTTTAATGAAGCAACTAACCAAGTTTTACTTTGGTATACAATCACATCCCCGCCTCCCGCATTCTTTGGAGACAGCTCAAATTTTGTGTGAATCTTAATAGCTTCTTCTGTTCTATCTCCTTCTGGCAACACTTTTAAATCTTCTGAATTTGCAGAATGAACTACCCCATAAAAACTTAGATCCACTGGTAAGCTTTCCACCCATCTTCCACTCACATATGTACCTGTAATTCGTGTGCCTGTCAACTCTTGTGTCCATCCATCCACCGCCGCTGAAACATCATTAAAATTCTCCGCCATATTTTCTCCTACAAACCTATATACTCAACTGAGTTCAAACCTATCAAAAGTGGTAGCTTCGCAAATAAACTCACCTCAAAAGAATCCAAAACTTTTTGAATCTCATACACAGGATTTAAATTCACAGGTAAGGAATACCTTACAGGAACATCATATAAAAAAGAGATTAATCGTGTGGTATCATCTACGGTCATCGCAGTTTGATTTTTTATAATTTTTGCTCTGATTAATAGACGATATTGATCACCACCTACAAGTACATAATTTGTATCTCCACCCCAGAAGTTGCCCCCCACATCAGGGTTGTATAGATCTCCAAACCCTCTTGCGGTTGCATCAGGAGCTTCTCCGGATGAAGTTCCTGTATCAAAAAAACCTCCGAGACCATCGTCAATATCAACACCCCCTTCATCCGTAAGTCTACCTCCACCACCTACAAAAGTTCCATCTAAAAACCCAAAAGCCCCAACCTCGTCAAGTGCTGCGAGAAATCTCGGCTCTCCTACGATTTCACCAATCCCATCTAATTGCACTCCATATGCTGTATCTATATATCTATCGTTTAACAGGACTAATCCCGAAGTATGCAGCTCTTCATACTCGGTTAAGAAGGCTGTAAGGAATCCTTTTAATTTTTCGCTGTCTGTGAACTGGTACGCTAATCGACTAATACCTTTCTCGGTTACAGGGTAGACTATTACTATAAGTGGAAACTCCTGGCTTGCTCCTATATTAACTATTTCGCCAAATTCGTGTCCCCAATAATCGAGAAAAGATTGATCTGTAACCCCGATAACCTGAGTACCTATGTTAACACATGGAGAACTTTCTAATAATGGGAAAGCAACAGTAAGATCACTATTATCAAGCATTGGGTCAATTTCAATACTTCCAATCTCAAGCCCAACTGCGTTAAGTTCTTCAAGCGTAGAATTAGACCCGTTTGCGACATTTTGACAATTCCAATAACAGTTATTTGAAAGTCTGGATATTTCGGTATAATCGTGTAACACAAGACCTCCTAACAAAGGATCTGATGCTGTTATATTCGCTATTATATTATTAACAATTTTATGATCTCCGTACCCAGGAGTTATAACAACAACTCCGTTATCATTATCGTATACAGTATTGTTATAAATCCCTACACCTTGACAAACACCACCAAGATGAACACCAGCTTGTCCGGCTGTTGTATGGTTGCAAATAATATTACTGAATATATCTAAACCTTCCCCACTCTCATTAATATAAATGCCACCATAGCCCCCATTGTCATGGATATAGTTTCCGTAGATTTGTGTGCCATCTCCGATTCCTTCTCCTGTGTCCGCTCCTGCAATACCTTCCTCTGCATTATCATGTATATTGTTATATCGTATTATCGTATTGTCGCCACAATCCTGCCATAAGCTGCTTAAAAGTATTCCTGTGGTATTGTTGTAAACTTAATTTTTCTCAAAAATAGCATTATCGCAATACAAGAAACCCGTA